CCCGCTGGTCAATCTGCGCGCCGGCCTGCGTCTCTACCGCACGAGCGGATGGCGGCCATGGGCGCTGTGAGCGCGGCGTGCGAAATATCGCGTCTGGGCGCCGCAGACGCCGATGCGGCTCCTGAGTCGCAGAGCGCGCCAAAACGCCGCAGAAATCCCTTGCACCGCGTCAGAGAGGGTGATTGACGGTGGCGACTGTCCACGGCGACTGCTTGGCTAACGAGCAACGCAACAAGGAGGGCGAGCATGAAGCTAAGTGAGGCTCGTGAGAGAGGCGTGGACGTAAGCCGAGAGATTGATGATGTGTTCCGTGTGGTGTGGAGACAAAGCGGCCCCCGAGCCGGCGTATCAATCGAATGTGCGGACTGGTATGCCGATGATTGGCCCCTGTGGCCGATGGAGGCCATGATGCTGCTCTGTGCTGGACATGCCACAAGGGAGGATGGCTGGACGCCAGATCGCTCGGAGCCGGCTACCTTCTGCATTCATCATGGCTGCTGGCCGGATGCTGTCGATGAGTGACTTTCAGCCGCCCGACACCTGGACCGACATGGACCTAGAGCTGCTCCTGTTCGGCCCCAAGCGCTGTCCGCTCTGCGACCGCAAGCTGCCGGCGTCGACCGACTTCTACGTCCGTGACGCAGCCAAGCGCGATGGACTCTCGCGGACATGCAAAGAGTGCCGCAACCGACGTGGTCGCGAGCGCTACGCCGAACGCGTCTGCCCAAGTGAGCTGCGTGCCTAAGCCGCGCCAACACCCGCCGCGCTCGGTCTTCTCTGCTCATGTCGAGGCAGCGCGGCCGACGCGGCGGATTCTGCGTGAGAGAGCGCTCTGCGTCGCCTGTGGCTGCGTGCTCGCATCTGACAACCGCGGTCCACTGTGCAGCCCGTGCCAGCGCCGCGACGAATACGATCCGCGCCTCGACGGCGCGTTCCCGCGGCTACTGGCCGAGTACATGGCGAGCCGCGTAGGCGGGCGCGCCGACCCGGTGCGTCACTTCAACATGCCGGCAGATGCTCGCGTCGCGGTCTGGAAGCACATCCAGAAGATGCGCCGCGACGGCTGGGTGATAGATGGCTGCCCGCCGCCGCGTGGGGGCTACATCGTCCACCGTGCGCCGCCGGGTACGAAGCGGCGCCGCTCCAGTGAGAGGATGTGAGCATGGCCGAGAAGAAGAAACGCGGTCCCGGCAGACCCACCAAGTACAACGCCGCGCTCGGCACGCGCATCTGCAAGCGCGTCGCCAACGGCGAGACCTTGCGCGAGATCGCAGAGACGCCCGGCATGCCGTGTGAATCGACCATCAGGCTGTGGGCCGTGAAGCTGCCTGGGTTCTCGGAGGAATACGCACGGGCTCGCGAACTACAGGCCGACGCGATGGCCGACGAAGCCATCGCCGTGGCGCGTCGCAAGGGCAACAACCCGATCGGCGACCGGCTCCTGGTCGATACGCTCAAGTGGGCCGCGTCCAAGCTCAAGCCGCGCAGCTACTCCGACCGCGTGCAGGTCGAGCACCAGGGCGAACAGAAGGTGCAGGTCGTTGTCACCTACCAGGACGATCCACCTCCGGCTGAATAGGCTTCACCCGGCCCAGCAGCAGGTATATGACGAGCGCCGCCGGTTCAACGTGCTCTGCGCCGGGCGGCGTCTCGGCAAATCGCGCTTCGGCATCCGCCTCTCCGCCGACACAGCGCTGACCGGCAAGCCTGTGGGGTGGTACTCGCCCACCTACAAGATGCTGGCCGAGCTGTGGCGCGAGACGCGCGCGACGCTCGCCCCGGTCACGACCCAGAAGAATGAACAGGAGAAACGCCTCGAGCTCATCACCGGCGGCGTGATCGAGTTCTGGTCGCTGGACGCGCCGGAGACGAGTCGCGGACGCCGCTACGCTCGCGTCATCGTCGATGAGGCCGCCATGGTCAGTGACCTCGCCGAAGTGTGGGACATGGTGATACGCCCGACGCTCATCGACTACGCAGGCGACGCGTGGTTCCTCTCGACGCCGAAGGGCCGTGACGACTTCGCCGCGATGTACGACCTCGGGCAGAGTGACGACCATCCCGACTGGGCGAGCTGGCGCTTCGCATCGACCGCCAACCCCTACCTGCCCGCCGACGAACTGGATGCGCTGCGCTCGACGATGACGAGCCGAGCCTATGAGCAGGAGATCGAGGCGCGCTTCATCGACGAGCTCACCGATGCACTCTGGAGCAACGCGCTCATCGACGGCCACCGCGTCGCGAGGCCGCCTGAGATGCGCCGCGTCGTGGTCGCTATCGACCCAGCCGTGAGCGCGAGCGCCGACTCTGACGAGACTGGCATCGTCGCGGCCGGCCTCGGCGTCGACGACCATGCCTATGTACTGGCCGACGCATCCGGCCGCTATTCGCCGCTCGGCTGGGCTAGCAAGGCGATCGCCCAGTACGATGTGCTCGGCGCCGACCGCGTCATCGGCGAGGTGAACAACGGCGGCGACCTCATCAGGAGCAACCTGCGGGCGGTGCGGGCCACCGTGCCGTACAAGGCGGTGCGCGCCAGCCGCGGCAAGGCGACGCGGGCCGAGCCGGTCGCGGCGATGTACGAACAGGGGCGCGTGCATCACGTCGGCGTCTTCCCAGAGCTGGAGCTGCAGATGACGACCTGGAGCCCGCAGGACGACAAGACCTCGCCCGACCGAGTCGACGCGCTCGTCTGGGCGCTCTCAGAACTGATGGTGAAGCGCACGCAGCGCGCCGCCGTCTCTGTGCAGGGATGAATGGTAACGACCCACGCCGGTGGGAGAGGGAGACTTACGCCGTGGCCGCACCCCAAACAGACCTCGCGCGTGCCTTCGCGGCGCTGAGCGCGAAGCGTTCGCGTATCGACAGACTGTTCGCCTACTACGACGGCGAGCAGCCGCTACGCTACTCGACCGCGCGCCTGCAACAGGCGTTCGCGCGCATCGACGCCAAGTTCAGCGAGAACTGGTGCGCGACCGTGGTCGATTCGCTGGTCGACCGGCTCGCGCTGACCGGCTTCGCGTTGCGCACCGATCAGGCCGCTCAAGACGTGCTCGACACGATCTGGCAGCAGGAGCACCTTGAGATCGAGACCGACGACGTGGCCGAGGACGTGGCCGTCTGCGGCGAGAGCTTCGTGATAGTCGGCCGCGATGAGGACGGACTGACCCGCGTCGTCCACAACGACCCGCGCGTCTGCACGGTCGCCTATGACAAGTCAAACCCGCGCGCGCCGGCCTTCGCTGCGAAGTGGTATGACGAGGGCGGGCAGCGTCACCTGACGCTCTACTACACCGACCGCCTCGAGCACTACGTGTCGCGCGGCGCGACCGAGCAGGTGCAGAGCGCGTCCGGGTTCACGCTCGAGGATGAGCAAGCCAACGACACCGGGCGCATCCCGGTGTTCCACGTCCGCAGCCGCGTGCGGCGCATCTACGGCGAGCTGCAGAACGCGACCGAGCCACAGGACGCGGTCAACAAGCTCATCGCCGACATGATGGTCGCGGCCGAGTTCGGGGCCTTCAAACAGCGCTACATCATCTCGCAGGCCGACGTATCCCAGCTGCGCAACGCGCCGAACGAGATCTGGTCGATCCCAGCCGGAGACGGCGACGGTTCGGAGTCGACGCAGGTCGGAGAGTTCAGTGCGACCGAGCTGGCCAACTTCACGCAGGCAGTCGATCACTGGGCCAACGCCATGGCGCGCATCACGCGCACTCCGGCGCATTACTTCTTCGCCCAGGGCGGCAACATCTCAGGCGACGCGCTCGTGGCGATGGAGACGCCGCTCGCGCGCAAGGCTGCGAAGTATCAGGAGCGTCTTGGTGCCTGCTGGCGCGACGTGGCCTCCTACGCGCTCGCGCTCAACGGGCGCGATGTACCGGCGCACGAGATCGAGTGCGTGTGGGAAGACGTGCGCACCGTGCAGCCCGCCGCCGAGGCTGATGTGGTCGGTAGGCTCGTCGCAGCCGGTGTCCCGCTCAAGACCGCGCTCAGGCGCGGCGGCTGGACGGAAGGCGACCTCTCCATGCTTGACGAGGACAAGGCTGCCGAGAGTGCATCGCAGGCGAGTCTTGCACAGGAGATGCTCAACCGGGCGCGGGCGCAGTTCGACGCCGGGCGGACGAATCCACTGGCAGGCTGAGATGCCGCTCAACTCGACCTCCTGCCCCGGCAAGCACTTCCCGCTGGCCGCGATGAAGGAGGCGTGAGATGACGTATTGGATAGGAAGTGATGGCTGATGGCCTGGTCCAAGAGCGGATGCTCTGGTACGCGCTCCGCAACGACCTCTCGCTGGAGGACGTGGCCGGGAAGCTCACCATCATCGCCCGGGACGGCACTCCGTCGAACGGCTGGGGGGAACCTGCCCGCAAGCTGGCGTGGCGCGTCTCCGGGCACCTGCCCGCGTTCAAGCAGTCAACCCAGCCGTCTGCGGCACTGATGCGGGCGCTGAGGGGCTGACGTGGCCGAGGTCACCATCTATGCCGAGCAGGACGGCGGCGGCCTGGGGGTCGACGGCAGCACCTTCGCTGACCTACTGACGAAGACGGAGGCTGGCGGTACGGACTACTCCACGGCGACCGGCTACAACGCCAAGATCGACGCGACGTACAACGCGGTCGAGCAGCTTATCTGCCGCTTCGACACGTCGGCCCTCTCCGGCGCGACCATCAACGACGTGACGCTGAATCTGACCACGGATGCGTGGGGCCCTGGCGGCTGGGGCGGCGTGGCGGCGGGAGCCGTTGAGGCGTACGTCATCAGCGACGTCATCAGCGACGGCTACGACAAGAGCGACCTCGTGAGCGTCGCCGAGGCGCAAAGCCTCTACTCCGGCGGCAACCTCGCCGCGACCTCGCCCTATGACGCAGGCGGCAATCCTGCGGGCTACGTCCGTGACTGGGAGTGGGCGAGCGACGCCGACTTTCCCGACCTGCTGAACCTCTCCGGCTACACGTGCATGGTGCTCATCCCGTCCAACTGGCGCACGGAGACGGAGACGACCCAAGGGTGGGGGGTCTTCACCCAGCACCACGCGACCGAAGCCTATCGGCCGCGACTCGTGGTCGACTACACCGAAGGCGGGGGCGGCGGCGTTCCCAAGCAGTTCGATAACTACGCCCGAAGGAGGGCCGGATGATTTGGCTCAGGCAGTCCACGGCCCGCACCGTCGTCATCGGCCCGTTCGTTGACTCGACGGACGGCGCGACGGCGGAGACCGGCCTCACCATCGCGCAGGCCGACATCCGCCTGTCGAAGAACGGCGGCGCGTTCGCGCAGACGAACAACAGCGCCGGCGCGACCCACATGGAGAACGGCTACTACTCCGTGCCGCTCGACACGACCGACACCGGCACGCTGGGGGTGCTGCGGGTCGCCGTGAACGAGTCCGGGGCGCTGCCCGTGTGGGCCGACTTCATGTGCGTGCCGGCGAACGTGTGGGACTCGATGTTCGGCTCCGACCGTCTCGAGGTGGACGCACACGAGATCGAGGGCGGGGACGCCACCAACGCCATCCGCGACGCGCTCGTGGACGACGCCACGCGCATCGACGCATCGGCGCTCAACACGCTCTCCGGCCACGACCCTGGCGAGACGATCATGGGGGCGACGGATCTCGGGACGGGCTCCGGCCTGACGGCGCTCGCGAGCGCCGCCGACCTGGCGACCGTCGACACCGTGGTCGACGGGATTGCGTCCGACGTCGCGGCGCTCAACGATCTCGACGCGGGCGACGTGCAGACGGCCGCCGCTGCGGCGCTCACCGCCTACGACCCGCCGACGAAGGCCGAACTGGATGCGGCGGTCTCGCCGCTGGCGACCAGCACCGAGGTGGCCAAGGACGCGACCGTGGCGAAGGAGGCTACCGTCGCCGCGCTCAACGACCTCGACGCGGCGGGCGTGCGCTCCGCTGTCGGGCTGGCGGCGGCCAACCTCGACACGCAGTTGGCTGGCCTGCCGACCGACGCCGATGTGGAGACGGCCTGCGAGGCCGGGCTCGCTGACTACGGGGCCGCGAAGACGACCGACATCCCGAGCGACTACGCGACGGCGGCGGCCGTGACGGCGCTGAACGACCTGTCAGCAGCCGAGGCGCAGGCGGCGGCGGCGGCAGCCTTGACCGCCTACGATCCGCCGACCCGCACCGAGGCGACGAGCGACAAGAACGAGGTGCTGGCGGCGATGCCGGAGGGCAGCGACGCACCGACGGCCGGAGAAGTGGCCGACGCCGTGTGGGACGAGGCGCTCGTCGACCACGCGGTGGCCGGTTCGACCGGCGCGCGTCTCGCGGCTGCAGCCGCGGCCGGCGACCCATGGACCGCCGAGCTTCCGGGCGACTACGATGTCGGTACGGCAGGGGCTCTCCTGCCGGCTCTTGCCGCCGCGCTCAGTGCGCTCGGCGCCGGCAGCGTCGTCGTCACCAGCCCGGTCGCTGAGTCCGGCACGGTCACGCTGCACGCCG